ACACGCTGAAACGGGGGCAGGATGGCACGCTTGAACGGTGTGTGCGGGATCTGTTGACCTTGATGCAAGAAGTGAAATCACAGGAGAGTTCGATCATGAGTGATAAGCAGAAACAAGAAACCGCACCGGCACAGACGGCACCGGCCGTGGAGGTGAAGCACCCTCAGACCGCCCCGCCGGCAAATGAACTGGCGATTGAAATCCTGGGGCGGAGTATTCGCGCGATCGCGCCGCAAGGGTTGGAGGCCGTGGCCGACGGGTGCGTCCTCGAAGGCCTGACGCTCGAGGTGGCGCGGGAGCGGCTGCTGGCGGCGCACGCCAAGCGACACGCACCGGTCGGCACGTCAGAACCGACGCCGATCGAGTCGCCGGACACCCAATCGGCAGACGGCGTCGCCGACCCCGAGAAGATAACGGATCGCGCGCTGGTCGACGCGATCTGCGGCTGACGCGGAGAACGCCGAAAGCCGATAGCGGCGGGCGGCAGGACAACCAAACGACGTGAGCAGGCTATTGCGGGTGGCCTTGGTCCCCGATGGCCTGCTTTTTTTGTGTGTGCATGAAACGCGATGACTGCGGATCTGCGGGGCCGCGAAGCAAAGGAGCCCACAGATGGCCACCAACAAACTCAGATGGATCCGCAACCTTAACGGCGCGCCAGGCCCGCTGGTTATGCTCGGGCTGTTTAAGGCTGGGTCGACGCAGGCGATCAAGCGGGGGGAGATACTCGAATTCACGAACGATTGGGTGCCGATCGACTCGGACTTCGCAATGGACTCCGAGATCTGTGTTGCCCACGAGGAGATCAAGGCGGGCGACCGGGCGGGGTATTACGAGATCATCGTGCCGAGGCCGGGTGATGTGTTCGAGTTCGACCTGGCGACCGCCGGGGCGACGGCTGTCGGCACCGCGCTCTACTACTCGAGCAGCGAGGCGGTGACGGTCTCCGCCGGGAGCAACATCATCGGCTATGCGGTCGGGCAGGAGCACTTTCCCCAGAAGCAGGGGCACCTGGCCGACGACGCGAGCGGCGATGCCGGGGTGACGATCAAGAGCATCTCGGTGGTGCGGATGGTGTTCACGCGGGCCGCGAGCCTCTGGAGTCTGTTCCAGGTATAGCGACCGGCTGCTGCGGTCGGCAGGACAATCAAGCGACGTGTGCAGGCCATTGCGGGGTGGTCTCAGAACCCCGATGGCCTGCTTTTTTTGTGTGCTGAAACGTGATGACTGCGGAGGTGCGGGCCCGCGAAGTAAAGGAGACCCATGATGGGCACGCAAGTCCTCGAAAAGAAGAAGAAGAAGATACCTCCGCTCCGGACGAACATCCGCATTATGGACAAGGGGGTGGATGGTGATGGATTACGCCGGATGGCGGAAAAACACCCCGAGCAGTTCATGCACCGGTGTGAAGACCTGATCGCGTCGGGTGAGTTGACCTGGTCGCGGATTCATGATCTGCGCGGGCTTTACAAGTCACTGTACGACGTGAAGGTGCAGACCACGATGGAATCCGCGGGCGAGCAGCGCGCGATCATGGCCAGCGCATTTCCGCTCCTGACCGGGCTGATGACGGTCGCGGGATTCAATGCCGCCTACGAGGACCTGCCGACGATCGGTCAGGAACTCGTCACCGAGCTGAACGACCCGAAACGTGTGACGCTGATCGCGGCGGTGACGCCGATGGACACCGAGATCGATACCGTCCCGGAGGGTAAGGATTACCCCGAGATAGGGGCAGGTGAGAAGAAATTCGAGATACGCAGCAAGCGGAACGGGCGGATCCTCAAGGTCACGGCCGAAACGATCGAGGAGAACAACGTTGCCGATATCATCTCGAAGATCAACATCCTGGCGCGGATCTTCAGCGACCTTGTCGAGGAGCAGACGCTCCGGCGGGTTTGCGATGTGGACGGCTCCGGCTCGTCGCCGGCCGAATACTACACCTTTCGGCCGGATAGTACCCCGACACAACTCTACAACGCGACGGCGAACAACCCGGGCACGCAGGCCCCCAGCGGCACGCGCGTCGAGAACAACGAACTCGCGGACGCGACGAATTTGGACGCGGTGCGCACCGTGCTGGCGGCGATGACGAACGAGCGGGGCAAGCGGATCAGCATCTCCGTGAACCAATCCATCCTGCTGGTGCCCGACGCCCTGGTTGGGGCCGCGAGCCACATACTGAACAGCGAGTACACGCCGGACATCATCAACCAGGTGAGCAACTGGGGTCCGAAGGGCCAGTGGCGCCCGCGGCTCTTGACCTCGCCGCGGCTCGACGATCTCTCGACCAGTACCTGGTATCTGGGCCAGTTCCGCGAGCAGTTCACGCGCAAGTGGAAGCTGGAGGCCGAGTTCGTGACGCTCGGCGAGAACACACAGGCCTACCTGCAGGCCCGGATCGCGATACAGATGCGGATCGGGTGGGACGTCGAGATTGGCTCGCTGGATTACGTCCGTGTCGTCCAGTCGCTCGCGGCCACGACGCCGCCGTCGTAAGGCGTGAAGCGTGAAGCGTGAAGAGTGAAGCGTCGAACGAGATACGCTTCACGAGATACAAGATACGAGACCCAATAAGGGAGAATTTGTGATGAAGAAATGTTTGCTCATGGCGCTGTGTCTCGTGCTTTTGGCGATGCCGGCGTGGGCGGGGCCGTTTTCGCAGTCGGAGCGGCGGCGGCAGCGGGAGATGTTTACCGGCGCCGTGGCGGGCGCGTTGCCGGCGGGCGATTGCATCTATGTCAACTCGGTCAGCGGGCGCAATGGGTCCAGGGGTGATTCGCCGGATCGGGCGCTGGCGACACTGGCGCGGGCCCTGGCGGTGGCCTCGGCCGGCGACACGATCATCCTGAACCCCGGCGGGTCGGAGACCGTCACGGCGACGATCGCCGTCAACCTGGCAAGGATCAAGATCATCTGCCCGGTGGCGAACCCAGACGCCGGGTTCACCATTACAGCGGCCGGGACGGTGGACCTGATCACCGTCAGTGCCGCCGGGGTGCACCTCGAGGGGCTCAAGCTGGTGCACACGGGCACCGCGACGACGACGGCGGGGGTCCTGACGACGGCGGCGGCCGATCAACTCCACATTGAAAACTGCCTGTTCGACGACACGGCCGTCACCACGACATTCACGGGGTACGGCGTCGAGATCACGAACGACTGTGATCAGGTCGAGATTGTCAACTGCCGGTTCAAGGACAACCACCGTGCCGTGTTGTTTGCGACCGAGACGGGCAAAAACCTGATCGATGCGCGGATCAGGGGGTGTGAGTTCTGGGTCGGCCAGGCCACCGCCTTTGGGATCCTCTCGGCGCCGGCAGGGTCGGGGACCGTCCGGGGGCTCCGAATCTCCGGCTGTTTGTTCCGAGAGCTGGATGGCGACGGGACGACGGCCACCGATGCCTGGGATGGTTCTGACGGGACGAACGCGGCATCCGGGCCGATCAGTTTTAGCGCGGCCGTGGATCAATGGACGATTTCGGACTGCTGGGCCGAGACGGCACTGACCAGCACGTTTGGAAATCTGAACGCCATCAACGGGGGCGCCGTCGGTGAGATGTTCGACGTCTCGACGGCGTCGGGGTCGGAAGACAGCGGGACGCTGAACGACGGCGAGACCAACACACTTCACGGCAAACTCGGCACTGACACGGAGTTCAACGATCGGTCAGTGTTTGACCTGCTGGCCGGCGATGGGCCCTCGACATTTCCGGGGGCCGCTGCGGCTGCCAATGACGTGAGTTTGGCCGAGGTGGTCCGCTACATCCAGGAGTCGCAGATCGGCACGATCGTGAACGCCGGAGGCACGGCGACGATCGGGGGGGTGTGGGGCGACATGGCCAATTCGCCGGCGGTGACGCGCTTCGCCAACATCCAGACCGAGGCCGACAAGATCGGCACGATCGTCAACGCCGGGGGCACGGCCACGATCGGGGGCGTCTTCGGCGACATGGCGAACTCACCGGTAGTGACGCGGCTTGCCAACATCCAGACCGAGGCCGACAAGATCGGCACGATCGTCAACGCCGGCGGCTCGGCCACGATCGGCGGCGTTTGGGGAGACATGGCCAACTCGCCGGCGGTGACGCGGTTCGCCAACATCCAGACCGAGGTGGATCTGATCGGCTCGATTGACACGGCTACCACCGACGTGCTGCACGGCAAACTCGGGACCGATACCGAGATGGATGACAATTCCTGGTGGGACTATCTGATCCCGGTGACGGCCAACGGTGTGACCGACATCGACATCAGCACGTTCAACTACACCGCCGGCTATGTCACACTGTTGACGGTCACGCCGGCGGCCGGCCAGAACCTGATCGACTGCGTGATCGACCTGGATTGGAATCTGGCAACCGACGGCTGGGACACAACGTCCACCGTCAGTGATACGCTCGATATCCTGGTCCAGACGAAGACCGACGGGACTAACTACCGGTTCGTCACGACGGGCACGCAGGTGACGTCCACCGGGGCCGGCACATTGGCCGTGACGGCGGATGGCCAGCGGTTCAGCGTGGGGATGGTGTCCAATGCCGCGACCCTCATCGTCAAGGTCAAGATGAGCGCCGAAGTGGCGGATGCGGATATCCCCTACCGGGTCACGTATCGCGGCGCCACGCCGACGATTACGGCGGTCGCAGCGGATTAAGGGACACCCATGCCGACGTCCGTGTTTGAAGATGCGATGGCGGCGGAGGCGGTGCCGGTGCTGATGGCCGAGCACGCCCGCAGCGGCGTTATCTACACGCCGCCGACCGGCGACCCGGTCACGTTGACGATGGCGATGGTCGGCCCGGAACGGAAGGACGAGACGACCGATGACGATGGCCGCCGCGAGGTCGAGCGTGTCCGCACGGTGCAGTTCTCCACCGATCCGGCGAGCATCTGGGGCGGTGTGGCGGATCCGAAGAACACCGGAACGATCACGATCGACGGTGACGTATGGGGAATCCGCGGTGTGCCGCAGCGGCTGCCGGGGGCGATGGTCGCGGTGACGTGCGTGTGGATCGGTGTGGTCGAGATTACGCGGGATGGATATCGGGGATGAGAGAAACGTCAAAACGCCGAACCCTCCCCCAACCCCTCCCTGGTAGGGAGGGGGGATAGGCTAAACCGCAACCCCGCAGGGGTGCGCGGGATGAGGTCCACACCATGACGGACACGAACGACAACCAGGCACCCAAGCCCGGCAAATACACGACCGAGTTCTGGCTGACGGTGGCGACGGCGGTGGCGACACTGGCGGGGGTGATCGGCGGACTGGTGCCGGGGGACTGGGGCGCCGCGATCCTGGCGCTCGAGGCGGGGATCTACAGCGTGGTGAGGACGTGGGCGAAACTCAAGGGGCAGACGAATGCGACGGTACGCAAAGAAATCATGGATGTACTGGGCAGTCCTGTCTATCTTAGCGGTTTCGATGGGGGCGTGCGTCGTCATCCGCCCGAAGGCGGTGACGCAGGGAATCCAACCGGCGTCGGTGATCCTGGACGATCCCCGGGTTGACGTGCGGGTCCTCTCCGCCGGCGAGCCGGCCCCGCACGACGGCGTGTGGCTGAATCGGTGGACGTTTGACCTGCTGATCGCCAAGGCCAAAGGACAGAGATCAACGAAGGAGGCGCCGTGACGAAGGGCAACGGGACCAAGGGAGATGATCCATGGAACAGAGCTTGCTTTTGAGTCCAATCATTCAGTACGGATTCCTGGGGTTTTCGGCAGTTCTACTCGGGATCATCGTGTGGCTGATTACGCAACTGCTGGACCTGCTAACCAAGACGAATGCCATCATTCAAGCAAATACGGGAGCGATCACGGATCTGGATGAACGGACGAGAGAGGAGCTGAAAATTCTACGGGTGCTCAACGAAAAGCTGCTCTCACGCCCATGTATGACGGAGAGGTGAGCCACACCGGCTGGGCAACTGGCAGACGATCGTGCGGGAGATCGAGGATGAACGGAACGACGGATGGCAGACCTTGGCGCGATTTCTCTGGCGCAGGGCTTCGGGCG